ACGTTCTGGCTGAGCGAGATCTCGTTCTCGACCGGTTCGCGTGCCGCCGTCGCGCTCGATCCCGCCGCCGACACCGTGACTTGGGTGCCGAGATAGTAGTCGTCGTCGCCCTGCTCGATGATCGCGAAATCAGACTGTGTCAACGTCAGAGCGGGCGTGCCGATCGCGTTCTCGTTCAACCCCGACCGCGACAAGTAGGTCAGCGAATCATCCGCGAAATCCCTGGGCTCATACAGAATCCCGCCGTCGGCTTCGACCGCGTCCTCAATGGCTGAGAGAATGTTCCCGTCCGACTGCGAGCCGATGAGCTCCATCATCGCGCCCTCAGCCGCGATCGTGTCGACCGAATGGATCAAATCCGCCTCGGACTCCAGTCGCAGAAGCCGAATATCAACCCGCTCGCCCGCCGCAGTGAGATGCGAATCCATCGCATCGAAATACTCTTCGGTCGTGATCGCAGGCAAGTTGTCGTCGTAGACCGCCAGGTGCCCGACCGCTATCAGGTCAGCCTCAGTTGTGATGGGCGAACTCGGGAACCCAATCTTCCTGATAGTCCCGATCGTCCTGTTGGCAACAGTGAACGCGTACACGTTGCCCTCGTAGTGGAAGGCGAAATCCACATCTGCGCCATCCTGGTTCGCGGTGATCGCGACCGCATGCCACGCCCCGTCGTTCGGGGCCGGAGACAGCGCCGCTGTCGCGTACGAGCCCAGCAGCGTCGTGTCTTCTTGGTAGGCAGACAGCACCAGCGTGTTCGTCTGGATATGCAACCTGATCTGGTCGGGGTCCGTGGAGCCTTCGCCATGGTTGATGTCGGCGTCGACAAGCACCTGGGAGACAGCGGATTCAGCGTCGACCTTGAAGATACCCAGGATGCTCCACGACCCGGTGTCCGTATACGGCCGGACGATCCCCGACAGTGCTGGCGGGTTCGCGACCATGAACTCGTAGTCGCTCTGCGGCGTTGCAAGAGAACCCGACGGCGGCGTGGACGCACCAAGTTCGATACTCCCCGACGCTGTCATCGGAATACCGCTGGGGAAGTAGGACGCGACCTCGGTGGCGTCTTCGGAGTCCTCCATCGGCCAGTACTCGATACACCCAGTACCACCCGAGGTGAGCCGCGGAGCCGTCCACCGCATGGGTGAACGAGACCCCTGCTTGCCCAGGCGCCGCAGAATCGAGTCCGCCGTCACCGACACCCACGAATCCGAGCCGCCAGGGCCACGCCACGACGTCGGCAGCTTCGAGAGGTAGCCCGAGAACCGCGTCGACCACGACGAACCAGAATCCGTTGAAACACTGATCCTGATCGGCGTGTTCACCGCCAGCAGCGGGAAGTAGGGCGACGACGGGTTCTGGGTACAGAACCGGCCCTCGTCGTTGTTCAGGTCGAACGTGGCCGTCGCCGGCGTCGTGCTCCCCGAGTCGTTCCGGCGGCCGCGGTTAACGCCCACCCGCGCGCCGTCAGCGGTCCGCACATACGCGGAGATGTCCGTCCACGACCACAAGGCAGGGTCGCCAGTGACATCCGCGCCGAGCGCGATCTCAGCGCGCAACACCAGCGGGTCAGTCGGGAACACCATCAGCGCTCCCCAAACGCGGCCTGGACGTCACCGCCGCCATCGAGCCGAACCGTGTTCTTGATAGCGCGAGCAAAGTCGTCCCCCACGTTCGAGAAGTCGAACCAGACACGAGCCGTCGCCCCAGACCCACCCATACCGTGCCGAAGCGACTCATGAATGGGGGCTCTGTTCACGGTCGAGATCTTCTTGCCTGAATTGATCGCTTCGAGCAGGGCCCGGTGGCGCTTCGTCGATGCAGCGTTGACAATGAATTCGCCGTCGCTAACGGCGATGATGTTGGCGTCTTCTCTCGGCCCGCCGCGACCGCGGAACATGCCGCCGGAAGGGAACCCGGGGATGCCGCCGTCCGCGAAACCGGGAACGTACCCGCCATCGGCGTACTCCTGGTCACCGGACGGAGCGTTCCGGCCCTCCTGCGAGTACTGGATCACTACGCGCTTGTACGAGGGAATGTTGTGGATCGCCGTGCCGAGCGACTGCGCACCACGAATCGCCGCTGAAAGGCCACTCGTCTCGACCACTGTTTCGATCTCGCTGGGCACCGCGTCGAGAACACTGATGTAAGAGTCGATCTGTTCCTCAGTAAGGCCAGCCGCTTTCAGCACGTCATGTAGGCGGTCCCGCTGCTCGTCCAGAACGGCGTTCGCTTCCTCCGCAGACCCGGTCTGTTCAGCCATCGTCAACGCAAGCTGGGCGATCGCAGCGACTTGCTCCTCGATCAGGGCCTCGTTCTCACGGCCAGCCTCAGTGTTGCGGTCAATGGTCGCGCCGTTTTCCTCGAGTTTCTCGGTAATGTTGTCGATGCCCTCTTCGACGTCCCTCTGCACGCCGTTCAGCGCGAACGCCGAATCGATCAGGGCGCGCACCCTCTCCTCGAGATCATCGAAAGCTGCCGAGGCATCTTCAGCAGCACCAGTCGTGATACCTAGATTGTCCGCGAGTATCATGGCTTCCGCTGAAGCGTGTTGGGTGGAGTCGGCTGCGTCAGAGGTGGCTTGCGATGCCCCTTCTGTCGCCTCCATGAACGCTTCCTGAAGACTCTTGCCTTGCTCCACTTCGCCCGAGAGCTCGGCTATTCGCTGCTTCCAGTCTTCCGCTGCCAGCGTGTAGCCGGACGCATCCAGCTTCTGATTCAGCTCCTCCATCGCCCCAGGCACGCCGAGGATCGCATCAGTCACAAGCGACGTTTCAATCCCCATGGTCCGCATATCGTCGATAAAGGCCTGGCCGAAGTCATCGTTTTCAACAAGCTGCATCGCGACCCATTCGCGCGAGAACTTGGTGAGCTGGCCGGTTTCCTTATCGAGGGTGCCAGCGAATTCCTTGACGCGAGATTCAGCTTCGCCTTGCTTCGCCGCGAACGCCGTCAGTACTGCGATGGTTGCGCCGAGCGCGATCCCCCACGGCCCAGTGAGGATGCTTGTTACCGCGTTCAAGCCCCTCTGAACTCGAAGAGCTCCCGTGGTTCCGATTTCACCGAGTGTCCTGTTGAACTCGTGAATTTTCGGGACGGCGATAAGCGCAGCGCCACCGAGTACGCCAATCACGGCAACGGCTGCACCGAGAGCGACGGCGGTTTGCTGGACCGGGCCAGGAAGACCACTGAAGAATTCCAGGAGCCCTGAACCAGCGTCGAGGAAGTCGCGGAGAATAGGTACGAGCGTGTCGCCCAGCGTGATCCCTATGTCCACTAGTTGGTTTTTCGCGATTGCCATCTGCGCTTCGGTGGTTTCGTAACGTCGCGCCGCTTCATCGGTAAGCGCCGAGTTCTCTTGCCACGCCTCGTTGCCAGTAGTAAGCGACTCGGTCAAGAGATCACCAGCCCCAGCGAGGCGCAGCAGTGCGTCACGCAACCGGATCTCGGACATGCCGAGTGATTCAAGGGTTCCGAAGACATCGCCGCCGCTGGACTGGATGCGTCCGAGGCCCTGCACGAACATGTCGATAGCGGCAGCGGGGTCCGAGGAGAACTTCTGCGCGAACTCGTCAGCAGTAACACCAGCAACCTGAGCGAAACCGTCCAGGGATTCGCCACCCTCGGCAACGGCCTCAGAGATTTTGATCATCGCCGTGGAGATCGAAGACCCACCCGACTCAGCCTCGATACCAACGCTGGCAAGCGCCGACGAGAAGCTGAGCACTTCCGCTTCGCTCATACCAACCGTGTGGCCGGCGCCAGCGATACGGAGCGCCATTTCCATGATCTCGGATTCGGTGGAGGCGCCGGCGTTGCCGAGGCCGACGATCGCTGAGCCGAGGTTGGCGACCTCATCGGGCGCGGTCTGCATGATGTTCATGAGCCGGGCCATGCCCATCGCCGCGTCTTCGGAGGCGATGTCAGTGGACACACCCATCGCGACCATGGTTGACGTGAAGTCGGCGATGTCCTCGCGGGCGATGCCAAGCTGACCGGCGGCTGCCGCAACACCAGCGATCTCGGCGTGCGTCTGTGGGAGCGTCGTAGCGAGGCCACGGAGTTCGTCCTCCAGCGCCGCAAGCTGTTCAGGGGAGCCGTTAACGACCTTCGTGACACCCGTCCACGCCGACTCCCAGTCGATGGCCGCTTTCGTCGCGAGGGCAAGACCTGTGGCAGCGGCAGCACCGAAGCCCAGCAACGTCGCACCGGTAGCGGTCGTGACATCGTCGACGGCCTGCTGCTGCTGCTCGAGCGCCTTGAGTTCCTTGTAGAACAGCCGGGAGTCTTTCCCGGCCTCCCGCATGCCCTTCTTGAAGCCCTCGGGGTCGGCGGTCATGCGATAGATCAGGTCACGCCTGGTCGACATGTCTCACCCCCTCGGGTTGCGCTGCAAGGCAAGGTAAGTGCCGCGGATCTGCGGGCCAGACTTCATCTGTTCCCGTTTCGACTCGATCTCCTGGCAGCCGCGGCAATGCCCCAGCACCGCCGAATAGGCGTGCCGGTCACCGCCGCGTTCGGGATCCCATTCCTCTTGCCGCGTCCCGCACGTCGAGCAGGCAGCGCGCTTCCAGAGGTGGTAGTTGATGGCCTTGTCCCGGTCGTCTTTCGACCAGGACAGGAACTCCGAGTGCGGAATGCGGTACTCGACCGCTACTGCCATCTCGAGAGCAAACCCAGGATCCCGTTCGAGTCTTTTGGGAGCACCACAGACTCCACCACCCGCGTACCCGCGTTCACCGCGAGCGCGGTCGTGAACAGTTCCTGACGTTCCCCAGTGGAGAACTGGTGCTCGAGCATGTCCCGCCACTCATCTACGGTCTTGTCGCCTTCGGCGCAAGCAGCGAGGAGCGCGGGCTGGAACGTGTCCTTGTCGTACCCGGCATCCGGGTCTTCCTTCAGTTGCTCCGGCGTCGGGGGATGCTCGGCCTTGAGTTGTTCGAAGATGGGCGGTTCGACCGCGGTGATCTGGATCGACTCCCAGCACGCTTCGAACGCCTTCTCGGCGATCGTGAGTGCCCGTTTCGCGGACGTCGCTTCCTTGACCCGTTCAGGCTTGTCAGGAACCAAGTTCCGGTCGGCGCGGCGTTTCCGCTCCGTCGCCTCCAGCAGTTTCCGCTGCGCCGCCTCGAGCTCGTCACCGTCGACAACAAGCACACGGAACGGCAACGACGGCAGCTTCCTGCTTTGGACACGCTTATACGGGTCGCTCACGGCACCTCCACGTCAGTCACAGGCTCGGCATGGATCGTGAACTGCACCAGCACAAACGCGGCATCCACGGTCGAGAACGGTTTCGAAACGACAGCGACCGTCACAGGCCACACGTCCATCAAGTTCCCGGCGATGTCACCGCCGTGGAGCAGGACCACGAACCCGGTGTCCATACGGGTCCACAAGCGGCGAACGTCATACCCGCCTTCGTCGGCGTACGTGACCATGCCCGGCTGGCCGCTGGTCCGCAGCGATCCGGGCTTACTAGTCGCGAACGTAGAAGCGAACGCCTGCGTCGAATTCACTTCAGACTCGAGCTGGAAACCATCGATCTGCGCGATCTCGCCAGTAACATCAACGCCCGCGTCCAGTTCAGAACGGGTCGGGGCGCTCGTAGCGGCGATCGTCGCCACCCAATAGATGCGCGACACCCCCGCATCGAGAAAACGTGTCGCCGGCGAGAACGGCGGAGCGGTCATGCCGGGATCGCGACATTCTCGGCAGGCGCGGAGGTGACTGAGAACTGCACGTTCACCATCGAAGCGTTCGACGCCGGGAAGTCCACCGGAGCAGAGACGCTGCGGACCCGGACGGGCCAGACGGTCATCTTCTGCCCAGCCACGTCGCCGCCGTGGAGGATCACGATGAACCCGGTGTCGTCGCGGGCGAGCAGGTCCCGGATGTCGACGGTGTCCTCGGACGCGTAGCACGCCAGGGACGTGTCAGGCGGGTTGATCCGGCCCGACACCTGCGAGACGAACTTCGAACCACCATCAGGGGTCGCGACGTTGTCCGCCGCCAGCTCCCAACCGGCAGCGTCGGAAACCTCACCGGTGACGTCAGTGCCGGCGTCGAGCTCAACTCGGGTCGGGGACGCCTTGGAGGCGATGGTGTCGACCCAGTAGATCTTGGTGATCTCGGGCGCGATGTAGCGGGTAGAAGCGGTCAACGGTGTCGCAGGCATTACTGCTCCTCAGTGGTGTTGCGGCGCTGCCGCTTCGGCGCCGACTCGGTCGGCTCAGTGGATTTGGTGGACTGCCCCTTCTCGGGGGCAGCGGCTTCGACTTCCTGCCAACCGGCGGCGAGCCTGGGGCCCATCCGGCGCCGTTCGACCTGGATGGTCTGGTCGGCCGGAAGGGTTGGGTGAGTGAGAGTGACGAGATCGCTCACGACTTGATCACCTCGACCGTCACCGACGTGACCGCGGAGTACGTGACATCGACGAGGCCCGTGGTCTTGTTCCGGTAGTAGTCGGAGGCGTAGATGTACTTCGCTGTGCCGTTCGTGACCGTTACTGCCCGGTCCGCCACGGCAAGGTCGCCGTCGCGGACCTCGGGGGACACGAGAGTGACCGTGATCGGTGAACCGCCGCCGTTGTTGACGCGAAGGATGGAGTTGGGCGTGACCTTGTCGCCGCCGCCAGCGGCCGTGTTGGCTGTGGCCGCCAGCCCCGACGAGGTCACCTGCTGGGTGGTGAGTGTTGCCATTTACTGCTCCTTAACGGAATCCGTGAGCGCGAGCGGTTTCGTCCACTGCGCGATCGCACGCCTTGATGAACTCGCCGCCCTTGGCCCGAACGGCAGGGCGGATGAACGGGCGCCCTTGCTGGGAGACCCACACCTCGCGGTTGCCGTACACCGGGTGGCGGAAAGAACCACCGTGGCCAGGCCACTCGTAGAGCCGTGCATGGGGTGCTTTGTCTTTCGAGACCTTGATCTGCGCACCCGGGTATCGCCTGGAAGAGGAGACACCTACCGTGATTGCATTGGGGATCCTGGTCGACCATGAAGCGTTCGATCTTGCTTGGGCCGCAACAGGACCGGCAGCTTTCTTGAACTCTTTGCCGAGATTCCGGCCGACGCCGTCGCCGATCTTCCGCAGATCATTGACCAACTTCAGGACGTCCTCGGGGGCGCTGTCGGTCATCCGTTCGCCCCATTCCCCTGAGTGGACGGATCGGCTACATTGCGCAAATGGCAACGCCCTCTGAAACCCCAGACCCCGCCAGCGACGAAGACCCGCCGGAGGAGCCGAAGTACTACGGCATGACCAAACGGGCGCACATCATCACCGCGATCATCTTCGGAACCGTCACCCTGTGCTGCTTCGGCGCCGCCCAGGGATGGTTCGGTGAATCCGAGCCCGAGCCCCCGCCGCTCTCAGAACAAGCGCAGAACATCTGTTACGACGAAGTCCTGAATCAGCTCAAGGCCCCATCGACTGCGGAACTCGTCTCGATCGCTGCCAGCCCCACTGAAGGGGACACCTGGACAGTCACCGGCTCGGTCGACGCCGAGAACTCATTCGGGGCGATGCTCCGAAACGACTTCGAATGCAATGTCACCAACACCGGAGACCGGTGGACCATCGACTCGATCTACGTCTCCTAGCGGTCGAACGCGGTCACCTCGACCGCGAACCGCAACTGCCCTTCCCAACCGCCCTCGATTGGGACGACGTTGTACTCCACGACGAGCATCCTGGCGCGCATCACATTGGGCGCGAACGGCCGTCGTGCGCGAAGCGTCGCCTTGATCGCCTCGTACTTCTCGAAGCACAGCGCCCGAAGCGGCGGCGTCTCAGGGTTTCCCCACGCCACGAACAGATTCGAGTAAATCCGGTACGTTTCAAGATCGGTGCCCATACCGTCGGACTGTTCACGGTCCAATTCGGCAACGATCGCCGAACCTTCCTCGTCCCACGCGACCGATACACCGATCGTGAGGCCTTCGGCGTCTTCCTCGAACGGTTCATCTGTCCACTCGTCATCCACCCGGACGCCAGGGAGTGCCGCCCTGCAGACATCCACGAGCGCGTCAACCGCAGCGGGCATAGTGGTCATGCGATGCCATCCTGAATGCTGGCCTGCAGCAACTCGACGGCTCTACGCGGGACCGTGTAGAAGCGCCCCGACTGGTCTTGAACAGATGAAAAATCTTCACTGGCCGGCACTGACGGCCGCCGGGAGTTGCGGGGCCTCTGGGTGTCCCACATGTGCTGGATGATGATCAGCGCTGCTCGGGTGATGTTCGCCGGCAGGACCGTTTCTCCTGCGGTGTACACGAACCGGAGCTTCCCCCAGATCATCTGAGGGAACCCGATGACCCCGCCTTCGCCGATGTCCGCATCATCTGGGTCCACTGTCGACCCGGTTCCGATCGTGGTGATCGTCGAGATTTCGGTGACCGGGTAGTGGCGGAGCACGACCGTGTCACTGCAAACCTGGTGTGTTTCGGTGTACTCCTGCGGGAACAGAGTCCCGCAGTAGAACGCGCAGATCGACGTGACTGCTTCGATGAACCCGCGGATCTCCGTGTCCTGGCCGTCGTTGGAAATGTTCAGGTGGAGTTTCGCCTCGGCGAGGCTCACGATGTTCTGCAGTTCAGCCTGGCGGACGTCGAACACGTCCCGGTACGCCGTCTGGGGAACGGTTGTAGACAGCACGAATTGGTGACGCCCCGCCTGCACCGTCGGGTAATCGACGATCACGATCCCCTCGTCGACAGGCGGCAGCGGCACCACAGGTGCCGCGGTCGTCCCGTCAGGGAGCGTAATCGTCAACGTCGCCGATGCAGGCGAGACCAGAGCCCCCGCAGGGTCCCTGACGGGGACTCTGATCCGGTAGACGTCACCGAGATCGATCACTGCTGGGTCTTCCTCGGGCGGCCCGGTCCGCGCTTCTCAGGCTGCGGCTTCTCCGTCACTTCGGCCTTGACCGGTTCGGTCGTCTCCGCCTTCGCGGGAACAGCCTTCTCGGTCTCGCCCTTCACGGTTTCGGCCATACCGGAGGCGCACATCTGCGCGGCCTCCTCTGCCGGGAGATCCAGCGTCTCGCCCATGCTCGGCCACGGCTTCCCGTTCCGGGTGCCGGACAGCTGAACTTTCATCTTCACGCGCATCCGTTCCTCCTATGCGTGGCTGATCGGTGAGACTCGGGAACGTCCGAGGATGAACACACACCCGAAGACGCCACCGGTAGTGGAACCGGTCGAGGTCGCAACGGCACGCAGATACCGCTGCGTGGGGCGAAACCCCACCTCGAACACGGTGTCGTCGTTCGCGGCGACCACGGTCGGCAGGCTTCCCTGGATGTTGGCCGCGGCGACATCCGCCCAGCCGGTCGATCCGTCTGCGGATTCCTGCACGGTGATCGCATGCGACCCATCGGTGATCGTCCCGGTGTTCACGATCAGCACCGCGTCACCGGTGCCGCCACTGACGACACGGTCCACGGCCGTGCCGTTCGCAGTGCCGTCCGTTCGGGGGAGCGGCGACAAAGACTTCTTCGCCACGATGTCGTCGTAGGTGGACATTAGGAAGCCCCGCCCTGGAACACCTTGATCGCCCCCGTGAGGTCGACCAGGGCGGCGTCAGCGCGCATGAGCGCCCGGAACGTGACCAGGTCGTTGCCGAACGCGAACTCGTCCGACCGTTCGAATCGGATGCCGCCGGCGAGACGCACGAAGTACTGCGAGAAGTCACCGAAGATGACGGACTTCGCCGACAGCCCAACGGAAGCGACGTTCGGGTCCGTCAGGACCGGCTTGCCGAGGATCGTGTCCGGCTGGCCCGCGATCATGCTCGGCTGCCAGATGTACTGGCCGTCGGTGGTCTTGATCTTGCGGATCACGCCAGCGGTGGTGTCGTTCATCATCCACCGGCACGCCTGGGACATGCGGTACGGAGCGATGACCGAGTGGAACAGGTCGATGAGCTGGTCGGCTCCTTCACCGGCAACGGACTGGTCGCCGAAGCCACCGCCGTCACCGGTGAGACCGGTCTTGCCGACGGTCGCGTCGGTGACGACACCGCGGGGCTTCGAGGAGCCGTCACCGGTGATCGCGTGAGCGCCGAACGCGTTGCCCAGCGCCCTGCCGGCCTGCATCGCCAGGTAGCCCTCAAGGTCCACACCGGTGTCGGTCAGGAGCTCACGGGAAACCTGGATCATCGTGCCGTACTTGAACGCGCCGAGCGAAACCTGGCCGAACGCGGGATCGGATTCGCCGATCGCGGCGGTCTCGGTGACGATCGAAGCGGACGAGTGCGCCGTGGTCTTGGGGACCTGGATGACCTCGCCGCCAGCGGTGTTGAGGATCGTCGCACCCGACTGGAGGACCGCGGAGGTCTCGATCAGGTGCGCCACGAGGCGCCCGTAGAAGTCGGTCGGGACCGTGTTGGCGCCCGCGCCGGCGGTCAGCTTCGACAGGTCACGGAAGTTGACCTTGCTGGGCTTCAGGTCGAAGGCGCGGGGGCCTTCGCCGAGGAAGAACTTGCGCAGCTCTTCGCTGGACTGGCTGCGCTGCTCGTCCTCGGGGCCGTTGCCCTCAGGCTTGCCGCGCAGGCCCTCGAACATCTTCTCGGCTTCCTGGGCGCGCTTCTCGGTCTCCATCGCGGACTTCATGCGGGCGTCGAGCTTGTCCAGCTCTTCGTTCATGACGTCCCAGGAGCCCTGCTCCTCGGCAGTGAACGAACGGTTCTCGTCCGCGGCGGTGTCGGCGAGGCCCTTCATCTGCTCCCACACGTTCTTACGGCGCGCGTCGAGCTTGTTGAGCATGTCGCTCATGGTGTTTACCCTTTCCTCGGGTGGCGTTGGTTCATGTCGCCGAGGTGGGTTGCGCCCTGCCCCGAATATGACGAAAGCCCCTACCTGGGACCAAGATTGGTGTCGCGAAGGGTGGCTTTCGGCCTGCCCTGCTAGCGGATACGGACAACGCCTCGTTGCGGTGGCTTGCGGCCTGCCACGTCGAGACGGGTTGAAGATCAGATGCCGGGTGCCTGGCGGCGAGCAAGGAGCTCCACCGCGGCGGCGGCGCCGAGCATCTTCTTCGCGGGCTTCTTCGAGACCATGGGGCCATCGGTGCGCACGAACAGCTTCCGCAGCTCGTTCTGCTCCGAGAGCTCGCGGATGTCTTCGATGTCAGCGTTCGTGTGCTGCGCGAGCGACCGCAGCGCCGAGGACGTGTCCGGGTAGGCCGGAGTGTTCACCGGGGCCACGTCAACCAGCTGCACGGACAGGAGGCGGCGGCGCGGGAAGTTCTGCTCGCTCGTGTCCCAGTCGTCTTCCATCGTGCGGAAAGCGAACGAGGACTTGCGGACGTCG